CTTCCGATCTCACCCCATGCTCGACTCCGTGCGCTCACCGGCCCCCAACGTACCCCAAGAAATCGTTTTTTCGCAATTCTTCGCTGTCTACCAGCACTACCTTTTTTTCCACAGCGTCGTTGTTCCTTCGCACGGTCACGATGACAACGTCGCCTGGTTTCTTGCGTTTGACGTAACGAATGATCGTTTTTGGATGCTTGATCTGCACTCGGTCAACCGCCACGAGCACGTCGCCGGTTCCCAGCCCCGATCCTCTCGCTCGGCCGGTTGCGTAGAAGTCGGTGATGCGTATGACGTTCCATTTTGTGTCCACCTCGGCCTCAAAACCGATATGCGTTTCCGCAAAAGCAGTGCACGCGGTGGCCATCGCAACCAAAACACAAACGCTTTTCATGTGAATGCTCCTTTGGGGTAGCAGTAACGTCGAGGGATACTACCCGTCGTGCTGGTGCTGTGCCACTCGCGGCCGCAATTCGCGAGGGTGTGGGATTCCAGGGCCGGTGATCGCCCGGTCCTCGTAGCTTGAGCGAAACACCGTCGCGGTGTTGCCCAAATGGCGATGGCCGAGCCCGGGGGCCTGGAGCTCGACATCCGTCCCTGAACCGCGGCGAATCCATTTCCACGTGCCAGATCGGATGCCGGCTTTGTGGACCAGCCGCACGAACTGATCGCGGAATGTCTCGGGCGAGCTCGGCCACGGGCACACCAGTTTTCGCGGGCACGACTCCAGCGTTGAGCGGAGAGCCGCCATCGTCGATTCGGACAGTCGGAAAGCGGTGACCTTCCCTGTCTTGCTCTGCACCATCGTGCAAGATCCATCCTGCCCTATCGCGTCTACTCGCAGCGTGCAGATGTCGCCCCACCGGACGCCGGAATCCCACGCCACGCGGATCGCGAGATCCCACCACGCCGATCGCCGCAGCCCGCACCGATGCCATCGTGGGAGCGTGGCCGCCGCCGCCAGGAGCTGCTCGATCTCGTCTCGCGTCCAGGCCGTGACCACACGCTCAGGCAGTCGCACTCGCCGCACGCGCCGCGTCCGCGGCTCATCGCATAGCCCCTCATCGGACGCCGCCCGCCAGAGCGCGAGCACGCTCTGCTTCTTGGCCCGCACCGTGTGCGGTGCCACGGTCTGTGAATACGCCTGGAGCCAAGACGACGCGAGCCGCTCGTCGAGCTCATCGAGCCGCACGGCGTGGCCGGCCCACCGATCCAGCAGCGACACCGCGATCCGGTACTGCCGTACCGTGCCGATGCGTATGTCTCGCGAGAGCTGGTACTCGGCGAGATAGTCGCTGAGGGTTTCGGGTCGTGCGTGTCGGATCATTGGAGCGCTCCACAGTAGGTCGCTCCGTGACCGAGTTCGTGCCGCCTCCCGGCACGGTGGATGAAACAAATCAGCAGTCGTCCGATACCACCCGCACAGACGGATTAATCCCTCGCGTACGGCATCGGTCTACGGAACCGAAGGTTGCTGGTTCGAGCCCAGCGGGGTGTATTCGGCCCTCCCCGGACTCTACGTTCGGGGGGGGTCGGGTGCAAAGAATCGGTGAGGAGCCCCCGAAAATGGCCAGCGTCAGCGGCAAACACCCGGGCGGACGCCCGCGAAAAAAGACGCCTTGCGAGTGGGGCCGACGAGTTGAATCGCTTGCCAAAAAACGCGGACTGAGCCGCACTGAATTAGCCGAGCGGGTGGGGATCCGATACGAGTCTCTTTGGGGACTCATCATGGGGCTGTCCAGGCCGACTATGGCGACGGCCTGCAAGCTTGCCGACGCACTTGGCGTTTCTCTCGACAAACTGCGGTAGTGCCGCAGTTTTTTGCGTTTTTGTGTGCTGCCTAAAAACACCTGTTGACAAGTTTTTAGGTGCTGCCTAAATTCCCGCCCAACGTCGATCAAAAGGATCGACGGGACACCTGGGCACGGATGCCATGGCACGGACGAGCACGGACGCGACGCGGCAACCGCCAATCGGAGGCTGCCATGAGCGATGCGGAGCGAATCGATCACAACGGGCCTGCGGCGAACCGCGGCCGACGCGGCGGTGTGATGACGCCGTCGCCTGTGCCAAACGAGTGGCTGATCCAGCTCACGGCCAGCGGGTTGCGGCTAACCGCGGCGCGGCTCGAGCCGGATCGAGTCAGCCCACCGTTGGAAGTTCCGACGCTGTCCGCGGAGCTGTCGCGGATGCTGCTCGCCAGCGGCTCGTGACTCGCGTCCACTCGATCGCCTGGACGCTCTGCGGTCGCGCCCTCAACTCCGAGCGGTCCACGCTGTCGATCCCGCTCGACACGCAAAGCGACATGAGCTTGGACGAGCGGATCAACGCGGGCGACCGAGAGGCAATCTACGACGCGATCGTTGAGGCGATGAGCGACCTCGAGGGCGTCCGTCGCGACATCGGCACGCTCTTGGTCGAGGACGCCGATGTGCTCGACCGCCTGGCCGAAGTGAGGCGTTCGCGAATCACGAACGGCGAGCCGCCGATGGTGCGGCCACGCCGACGCAAGAACAAGGAGACCGCTGGTACGGACGCCGGCGGGAAGGAGCGGCAGAGGAGCCGCATCAACAGGAGCCAGCCCGCCAGCCACGGCAGGTGAAGCGGGAGGCAAAACGAAATGCTTTTGGTCGCGTGCAAGATCGACGACGGCGTAACGGTGGAAGTGCCGGGGCACGGCATCGTTCACGTCATGGTCACGCGGATCAGATCGGGCGAGGTACGGCTTGGGATCACGGCACCGCGGGAATGGCCCGTGGTGCGTGATGAGGTTCGGAAGCGAGCGACACAGGAGGTGGCGAAATGAGACACGCACGTGGTGCAGTGATGGCGAGCAGGGTCGATGGCGGCACTGCCGACAGGCAGCGGCAACGCGAGACGATTGAGCGGTGCAAGCTGATGCGGGCCCTCCAGGCGGCCCGCCGGGTCGCGGTCGAAGGCAGGCGGGTGGCCGGCAGCATCTACGAGATCGAGTCGCCGGCATGGCTTGCCATGCTCCACGCGGTAGACGAGGCGGATGAGTTACTGGGGATCACGTTCAGCCGGCACCCCGGCGACGCGGAGGCCGATGGTGCCGCGGCTGGAATGCAGGAGGTCTACGGATGACATCGCAGGTCGTGGTCATCGTCTTGGCCGTGGCCGGGACTCTCGCGGCGGTTGGTGTGGCTGGTTTGGTTCTGGTGGTTTTGGAAATCAACAAGGAGGTTCAGTGATGGCTCTGAAAGTTGTGAGGGGGCGGCAGCGGCCGCCGATACGTGGCGTCATCTACGGGGTCGAAGGCATCGGCAAAACGACGCTGTGCTCCCGGCTGCCGAAGCCGATTTTCCTGGACACCGAGGATGGGTCGGCCCACCTCGATGTCGATCGCGTGCCGTGCCGGACGCTGGCGGCCCTGGAGGGTGCCATGCACTCGCTCTGCCGCGATGCGGAGGGGTACCAGACGGTGGTCATCGATTCGGCCGATTGGGCCGAGCGGATGGCCCAGGAGCAACTGCTGGCGACGCACAACAAGCGGAGCGTTGAAGAGTTCGGGTTTGGAAAGGGCTACGTGATGCTCGCGGAGCAGGTATCCCGGCTGATCGGAGTCGCGGACCAGCTTGTGGCCCGTGGCCTGAACGTGATTTGGGTTGCCCATGCCAAGGTCGTGCGGGTGAGCCCGCCCGACCAGACGGACGGCTTCGATCGGTACGAGCTCAAGCTCCACAAGCAGGTCGCGCCGCTGTTCAAGGAGTGGTGCGACGTGCTGCTGTTCCTCAACTACCGCACGATCCTGACCGAGGGCACTGACGGCCGCACGAAGGGTCGCAATGGGAAGGAGCGGATCATGCACTGCCAGCGGTCGGCAGCGTGGGACGCGAAGAACCGATTCGATTTGCCCGAAACGCTGCCGATGGATGTCAAGCCTCTGCTGCCGCTGTTCACGGGCGGTGCTCCAGCAGCCGTGCCGGCTGAGACGGTGGACGAGCCGCAGGCAGCAGAGCCGCCGTTGTTTGACCGCGTGGCGGCCAGGATCCGCGAGACGAAGAACGTCGGCGGGCTGGGCCGCATAGCAGACAGAATCGAGATCCTGGAGAGCGAGGACCAGCTGACGGCCGACCAGGCCCAGGAGCTGTCGAAGCTCATCGACGCCCGCCACAACGAGCTCGAGCCCGCGGAGGTGGCGAATGGATGACCGTGGAAACGTCGACGGCGTCGTGGCCGTGCATCGGCTTGCACGGATCGCGGAGGTGATGGAGCAGTTCAATTCGGGCGAACTGAACGCCCGGGAAGCCCTCTCGCGGATTGGCGATACCGTGTCGCCGGTGGTGCGGGTCGGCCAGCAGCACGCCCCGGAGATCCAGACATGAGGTTCGATCAGTTCGACGCCGCCTTTGAGAGTTCGGAGCAGCTCCTGCCCGATGGCAGCCACGAGTGCGAGGTCGTGAAGACGAAGCACTGGCGGAGCCAGGACCAGAGTCGTGAGGCGTTCATCGTGACGCTGCGGCCTGTCCAGGAAGGATTTTTGCCAGTGGAGAAGTGGCTGAACCCGGCCGAGCAGCGGGACCACAAATCGGCCATGCAGTTGGCGGACGCTCTCGGCATCGCTCGCGACGCGGAGCTCGACGACGCGATCGTAGGCCGGCGGCTGGTGGTCGTCACGAAGCGGGGCGTTTCGAAGAAGACGGGCGAGCCGGTTGTCTACATCAACGGGTTCGCGGCCGCGACGGAAGCCCCGGCGTGGGATCCGCCGGCCCCCGCAGCTGAGACGAAGCGGGCACCGGCCCGGACCCAGGCGGCAAAGGCACACCGAGAGATCACGGAGGGCCAAGACGATGCCATCCCCTTCTGATTTCGAGCCAGAGGTCGTTCGTCGCGTGGTCCGCCAGGTGCTTGCCCAAGGCGAGGACACGGCGGACCGAGACCGGCTTTGCCCGCGGCGGGCACTGGAGATGTGCCTGCCGCACCTGGAGCGGCTGGCCGGGCTGCCTACGGCAGCAGCGGTGGACCTGCGGACATCGGACGCAATGGTGGTTCGTGACGAGCTTGTGCAGCAGGGTCTGGCAAGGTCATCAGCGGACGCGATCAGAGACCGGCTGATCCGTGCGACACACGCCGACGCCGACCTCGAGGCATTGCGGGACCGCGTGCAATGGCTGACATCGCAACTACCGGAGACGCTTCACTGGCGGCCTGTGCCGGCGATGCCGCGGCGGGCCATGTGCGCCAAGGCAGGAGCAGATTCTGACGGATGACGAGGCCGGCACGCCGTTGTCTCAGCGTGGTGAACACGCAGCGGTCGCCTACCGGGAGTGGCGCGTAACCACCGGACGGGATCAATCAATCAATCACACGGAGGTGCGAGCGATGTTATGGATTCAAGAGTGGTGGCGATCGTACGAGCGGGTGCAGCAGCTCGAGGCGGAGAACGCCCAGCTGCGTGAATCACTTGGGATCAAGCAGGCGATCATCGGCGACCTGGCCGCGGTCGTGGCAAGCAAGCGGGCTTTGCTGCAGCGGATAGTTGACGAGGTGGTGGACGCCGACAGGTGAGCAAATCGCATGAACGGACGCATCACAAGCCAGAAGAACTACGAGCAGCGCCGCCGAGCGTTGATGGCGTTTCTTTTCGACAAGGCGTGCCAAATAACGGACGAATGGAGCAGCAAAAGGGCATTGCCTGAAGACGAGCCGCGAGTCGAGCACAGGGCGGGGCACGTAGTCGGAAAACTGCATCTCGGATACGTGAGCATCATGGAAACAGACGAACAGCTGCAACGACTTCGCAATGAGCCGTTGTCTTGGGGCACGTCTCCAGCGCGATCACGGCTTATGAAGCGGCTTGGGTCAGATTTTGTTAGGCCCATAGACGGGACTGCCGCTCGCGTTGCAGGAGGTGACGATGGCCAGTAGCTGGTTCCCGCTATTCGGCCGCGACTACCTGGCCGCCACCATGGGGTGGACGGCCGAGGAGCGCGGCCACTACACCGTCCTGCTCATCACGCAGTGGGAGCAGGGAGGCATTCCCGACGACTTGAAGCGCCTCGAGCTCATCACCCCGGGGATCACCAAGGCATGGAAGACGATTGCCCCCAAGTTCCCTAAGTCCACAGATGGGCTACGCAAGAACCTTCGGCTGGAGCATGAGCGGCACCTGTCCCACGAACGGAGCGAGCGGGCTCGTCAGTCCGCCTCCGCGAGGTGGAATAAGGCAACCGCCCAAACTACCAACCAGGGTTTTACGGCCGAATCAGACGATTCGGAATGCGAACGCATATGCGAACGCATATGCCCGGACGATGCTTCCATGACCATGTCTTATTCTCCTCCTCCTCCTCCTCCCCCTCCGCCTGTTGGCGATGAGGGCGAAGACGGCACGGCATGGAGCACGCTCCGTGAGGCGTGGAACGCGAATTGGGGAGACAAACGGGCTTGGCGGTCGACGGAGCCGCCCCCGGAGGCAATCGCCCGCCTGCGAGAGCCTGGATGGCTGGCGGAGGCGCTTTCGGCGATCCCCGAGATCAAGCGAGGGGCTTGCAGCGGGTGGAAGACACCGCCCACGTTGCGGCAGTTCTGCGGCCGCGACCCGAGTCGCGGATCTTTCGTTGCTCGACTGCTTGGCGGTGAGTTTGTTGACCCGGAACGCAGTCCGTCGTTTGCCAGCAAGCGAAGGGAGACCACTGCGGTGGGAGAATAGGGGCATGGGCTCAAAATCCAGAACCAAAGGCAAGGTTGGCGAGAGGGAAGCCGCCGCGGAGCTCGGCGCGCTTCTCGGCGTTGCCGGGCGACGTGGGTGCCAGTTCCAAGGCGGCCCGGATAGTCCAGACATCGTCCTGCAGGGCGTCAACCTGCACGTCGAGTGCAAGCGCACCGAGCGGCTTTCGCTTTGGGCGGCCATCGAGCAGGCCAAGGCCGACGCACCGCCTGGTGTCGTCCCTGCCGTCTGGCACCGAGCAAACCGTCGCCCGAGCGTGCTGATAATCGAAACCAGCCGCGTCGTGGATTTCGCCATCGAAATACTCCGAGCAAAGGGGATGCCGAGAGAAGGCGGCTGATGGTTGCCAAGAGCAAAGCAGCGATTGAGAATCGCCGAGCCGGCACAGTCGAGCGCGGCCGTGAGACTACGCGGCTAGGTGCCGACATTGGCGAGATCCCGAAGATCGTCGATCCTGCCCGCCGCGCCGCCTGCGAACGCGACCTCGAGCTGTTCCTGCGGATTTACTTCCCGTTCTCGACCGGAATGACGCCGTTCTCCGAGGACCACCACCGCGTCATCGCCCGCACCCAGGGCTGCCTCATCGGCGGGGGGCGGTTTTGCAACGCCGTCTACCGTGGATTCGCAAAGTCCACGATCAGCGAAAACGCCCTGCTCTGGGCAACGCTCTACGGTCATCGGAAGTTCGTCGCGATCTTCGCGGCCGAGGCCGGCCTGGCCGACAAGGCGATCACGTCGATCAAGACCGAGCTCTCCGACAACGACCTGCTCTACGCGGACTTCCCGGAGGTGTGCCACGCCGTGCGGGCGCTGGAAGGCAAGCCGCAGCGGTGCAACTCGCAGACCTATGGCGGCCACCGGACGCACATTCAGTGGAAGCAGGACACGATCGTGCTGCCGTCGATTGAGGGCAGCCTGTCGAGCGGCTCGCTCATCGTGTCGAAGGGGCTGACGGCGTCGATCCTTGGGTTGAGGCACAAGGCACCGGACGGCCGGCAGCTCCGTCCCGACTTCACGATCGTGGACGATCCGCAGACACGCGAATCGGCAAAGTCGCCCGTGCAATGCAAGACGCGGATCGACATTCTGAAAAAGTCGGTGCTGAAGCTTTCTGGCCATCGCACGACGATGGCCTGCGTCGTCAACGCCACCGTGATTGCCGTCGATGACATGGTCGACCAGCTGCTGAGTGCTCCCGGCTGGCAAGCCGAGCGGATCCCGATGGTTCGGTCGTGGGCGAAACGGCACGAAGACTTGTGGATGGACCGCTACGCCTCCATCCGGCGGACGTTCTCACAAGACATCATTGGCGACCAGGACCGAGCCAAGGCCGCCGCCAACGAGTTCTACCTGGCCAACCGGGCCGACATGGACGAGGGATGCGTGGTGTCGTGGGACTCGTGCTTCGATGCCGATTCCGAGCACTCCGCGATTCAGCACGCCTACAACGCCCTCATCGACGACGGCGAGGACGTTTTCGCATCCGAGTTCCAGCAGCAGCCGCTGAAAAACGAGGCCGCGTCGGCCGGACTTTCGCCCGATGATGTGCGGTCGCGAGCCATCAACGTCCCTCGCTGGACCGTGCCCCGTGGCCTCGACACGCTCACTGCGTTCGTGGACGTGCAGAAGGAGCTCCTCTACTGGGCCGTCGTGGCGTGGGGCCACCAGTTCCGCGGCCATGTGGTGGCCTACGGCACGTACCCGGATCAAGGCCGCGCCTACTTCACGCTCCGCGATGCGAAGCGGACGCTGTCGCGGGCTCACGGGGCCAACGTCGAGGCGGCGATCCTCGCCGGCCTGGAGTCCCTGACCGGCGACTTGCTCGAGCGGGAGTTCGTCCGCGAAACCGACGACGCCATCCTGCGGCTGGGCCAACTGTGCATCGACGCCAACTGGGCACAGTCGCAGGGCGTGGTGCGTGACTTCGCCAGGCGGTCGAGATACGGGCCGCGGGTGCTGCCGACTCACGGGCGGTTCGTTGGGGCCAGCGGCCAGACGATCAGCGACAAGGCACCAGACCGCGGCGAGCGGATCGGGAGCAACTGGAGAACGTCCACGATCCAGAGGCAGCGGCACGTGCTCTACGACACAAACGCCTGGAAGACGTTCGTGGCCGCACGCTGCAAGCTGCCGTTGGGCGATCCGCAGGGGCTCACGGTTCACGCCGGCGAGCACGATATGCTGGCGGAGCAGCTGTCGAGCGAGGTGCCGGTGAGAGTCGAGAGCCGGCAGCGGATCGTCGACGAGTGGCGGCTGATCCCGGGCCGCGATAACCACCTTTGGGACTGCGTGATCGGGGCCGCGGTGGCGGCGAGCTACACCGGCGTGTCGGCCGTGGGGGCCGATGTGGCCGGGCCCGTGCAACGCAACGCCCTGACTCGCGAGGAAATGGCCGCCGCTCGGGCCAAGCTCCTGGCCAAGATGGGGCGATAGTTCGGCATTGACCACGCTCGCGGATATGGCACCCTGCGTAGAACCCAGGAGCACGACCATGGCGACCAGCCGTAAGCCGCGACCGCTCGACCTGACTCGCAACGCGGATGCCGAGGCACACCCGCAGCTCGGCAAGCCAGAGCACGCCGAGTGCGATCAATGGGAGTGCGACATGGAAGGCAGAGGCCAGTACGAATGCGGTCGAACGGTTCGTGTGCCGTGCGTCGTGTTCGACGAGGGCGATGCGAAGAAGATCCGCAAGCTGGCGGAGTGGTTGCAGGCGGCCGCGGCCTGGGTGGAGGGCGGGCGGTGATCGGGGGCGTAGGCTGCGGTCATGCAAGCCCCTATCGTATCGGCAAAACGACGAAAACGGTCGAATCGCCAATACGATCCGGCAGTTTTTTCGCGACGGAACCTGACATTACAGAGGGACGCATGAAGCCAACGCAAGACACTGGCGAGCCGTTTAAATGGCAGGACTCACCACAGAACCACGCGATGCTCAACGAGGGCGATGTGATGTCCGCTTCGGCTGCTGGTTCTCGCAGGCGAGATGTTTGCAATTGGCTTGGGTGTGCCATGTTGGGCGAAAAGTTTGATTTGAGATTGCTCCAATCCGCCAAAACAGAGATTGAACGCCTGCGGCTCACTGCCGAGGAACGGGAGGCGATTGAGTTCGTTGTCGCAGAGGGCCGCGTTGCCTGTGAGTACGAAGCCAACATCCTGCGCGGCCTGCTGAAGCGGCTGGCGTTACGCAACTGAAACCAGCAAGCCACGCGATGCTCAACGACTTCTCCCCCATCACTGCCTCCGTGATCTTCGCCACCTACGTCGCGGTGGACATCCTCTACGCGGCCTACATCATCGCGGTCGAGAAGCGCCGCCCGCTTATGGCGGCCTCGATCTCGTCGGTGCTCTACTCGCTCATGGCATTCGGCGTCATCACGTATTCCAAGAATCCCATGTACCTCATCCCGCTCGCGTCCGGGGCGTGGATCGGCACCTACGTGACCGTCCTGTGGAACCAGCGGCAGCCCCCTACCACACCCGCGTGAGCGGTCGGTGATGCCAGGTCGGGCACTGCGGCGGCGGTGCTACGGTGAAGGCAGACACCGGAGGCCGCCGCCATGCGAGTCGATGAGGTCTGGCAGGATTTCTACGACGGCCTCGACGACGAGGATGCCCTGGTCGAGTTCCTCTGACTCGCCGCACCCCCCGAAAGTGTGCATGGACGCTGGTACACTCATGGTAGTGGGGCATCGCGCCCCCACGAGCCAGGAGCGGTACCGGTGCCGACGCCAAACGACGACATCATCGACGCAGTGGCCGCGAATCTCGCGCAGCCGCGGCGTGCCCGCACCGACGCCGGCGAGGTGGAGCAGCACGAGCTCGACCGCCAGGTGGAGGCCGCCAAGTTCGTGGCCGCCGCCCGGGCGGCGTCAGGCAACCCGTTCGCCGCCGTGCGAATGGCCCGCATCCAAAGCCCCGGAGCGACCGGCTGACCATGGGGCTTTTCGGAAGACTCCTGTCCGGTACGCCGTCGCGGCAGGCGATGGTTAAGACGATCGCGGAGCAGCGATCCGCAATCAGCAAGTTGGTGCGTGCCCGGTTCGATGCGGCAGAGACCACCGACCTCAACAAAAACCACTGGGGGCAGGCCGATCACCTGTCGGCCGACGCGGCCCTCTCGCCGTGGAAGCGGCGGGTGCTGCGGAGCCGGGCCCGCTACGAAGCTGCGAACAACGGCTACCTCTCGGGCATGGTCACCACGCTGGCCACCGACGCGATCGGCACCGGCCCTACGCTGCTGCTGGACTGCGGCCCGGACGCCGACCAGACCGCGGTCGCCAGGGTCGAGGACAACGTCTACGAGTGGCACCAGAAGATCGACCTTGCCCGCAAGCTCCGGGTGGCCCGCATGGCCAAGGCGATCGACGGCGAGCAGTTCGGATTCGCGACGAACAACCGCCGCCTCAAAGGTGTGACGCTCGACGTGAAGTTCGTCGAGGCGGAGATGGTTGCCGATCCCGCCAGCCGGTGGGATCTCGCCGGATCGATCGACGGCGTTCGCTTCGATGAGGACAACAATCCATCGGAATACTACCTGCTCAAGCATCACCCCGGATCAATGCACTTCGGCGTCACACTCGAAGGCAACTGGGTGCGGGCCAGCCAGGTCTTCCACTACTTCAACGCGACCCGGGCCGGCCAACACCGCGGCATGGGCGAGGTGGTGCCGGCCCTCGAGCTGTTCGCCATGCTGCGACGGTATCAGTACGCGGTTGTGACCGCGGCCGAGACTGCCGCCGACCTGGCCGTGATCCTCAAGACGACCATGCCGGCGGCCGGATCGGCCACCGGCATCCCAGCCTGGGACACGATGCCCATCGTCCGCGGCATGGCAATGGCACCGCCGGAAGGTTGGGAGCCGTACCAGCTCAAGGCCGAGCAGCCGACGAGCACGTTCGACGCATTCGAGCGGCGGATCCTCATGCAGATCAGCCGCTCGCTGAATATGCCCTACATCGTGGCTGTCATGGACGCCACGGGCGCGAACTACTCGACCATGCGAGGCGACTACCTCGTGTACCGCAAGCACCTGGCCGCAGAGCGGTCAGAGGTTGAGCGGGTTGTGCTCGACCCGCTGCTGGAGCGGTGGATCGACGAAGCATCGGTCGTGGACGGCATGATCCCGGACGGCCTGCCGCCCCGCGATCAGTGGACATGGCGGTGGCGGTGGGACGGGTTCGAGCACATCGACCCGCTCAAGGAAGCCAACGCCGAAACCGTTGGCCTGGACGCTCGCACCGTGAGCCGCGCCGAGGCGTGTGCCCGCCGCGGGAAGGATTGGCGTCAGGTTTTCCGCCAGATCGCCGCCGAGCAAGCCTACGCCGACGAGCTCGGCATCGACCTGGCACCGCAGCCGGCCAGCTCGCCGGCCGGTGACGCACAGCCAGAGGAGCAAAACGCATGAGCCAGCGGATCACGATCTCGGGAGAGGCAACGCTCGTCGAGGCCCCGCTTCGCGCGGACGGCACCGGTGCCAGCGGCAACCCAAAATTCTCGCTCCTGGGCTACACCGGCCGAGCCATTCGGCAGGCATGGAGCCGCACGCCGCTCGTGGTGGATCTCGCCGGCATGGACACGACCAGCCAGCCGATCGCCGTGATGATGGGGCACACCTACGACCTGGATCACGCGGTCGGCCAGGCGTCGGATGTCGTGAACAGCGGCACCGATCTCACGGTCGGCACGGAGGTCATCGGCGACGGGCCGGATGTTCAAAAGGCCATCGCCCTGGCCCGCAAAGGCTGGAAGTTCCAGGCGAGCATCGGGGCCGATGTCGGCCGCATCGAAAACGTCGCCTCCGGGGAAACCGTCGAGGTGAATGGCCGCTCATTCTCTGGCCCGATCAGCGTGGTGCGTGCGAGCACGCTCCGCGAGGTTTCGATTGTCCTTTTCGGTGCGGACGCCGCTACGTCCGCCGCGATCGCTGCGGAAGCGAGTTCAGGAGAGTCTCCTATGGCGGACAACGCCACCCAGACGCCCGCCGAGCCGATCAAGGCACAAGCGGAAGCCCCGGCGAATGTCGCCGCGGAGTCGAAGCCCGTCGAGGCCAAGCAGCCCGCCCCCACCGTGGACGTGGCCACGATCAAGGCCGAGCTGCTCGAGCAGCTGCGTCAGGAGGTGAAGGCGGAGGCCCTCGCCGGCATCCGTGCCGACCGGCCCTCGGTCCCGGCCGCCCACGTGGTGGCGAAGCCAGCCGAGACGGACGAGGTGCTGCTGGCCTCCATCTGCCTCGCCGGCAACCTGCCCGGCGTCGAGCGGCAGTTCTCCGAGCGGACGCTGGAAGCCGCCCACAAGCGGCGGAACATCGGCGTGCAGGAGATGCTCCTGCGAGCTGCGAAGGCGAACGGGTACGAGGGTGACGTGTACCGCGTGACCGATGGCAACCTCCGCCAGGTGCTGCGGGCCGCGTTCTCGACGCACTCGATCGCCAACGTGACGGGAGCGGCCTACGGGAAGTTCCTGCTCAACGGCTACACCTCGGTCGAGTCGGTGTGGGATCGGATCTCGATGGTCCGGCCCGTGTCCGATTTCAAGCAGGTGACCGGCGTGCGGGTGAACGGCGGGTTCGTATTCGAGGAGGTTGGCCCGTCCGGTGAGCTGAAGAGTGCCGAAGCGACCGATGAGGCTCGTTCGTTCGGTGCGAAGTCCTACGGGCGAATCAGCTCGATCACCCGGCGGGACATCATCAACGACGACCTCGGTGCTCTGACCGTCGTTCCCACCCGGCTCGGCCGTGGTGCGGCGATCCGGCTGAACACCAATTTCTGGAGCGAGTTCGCGGCGAACAACGCCACCTACTACGAGAAGGCCACGGCCGCGAGCGGTAACGCTCTCAGCCTGACCTCGCTCAAGGCGGCGGTGGGAGCCTATCGGAAGCTCAACGACGCGGACGGCAACCCGCTGGGGGTCACGCCCTCGCTGCTGCTGCTCCCGCCCGAGCTCGAGATCGCCGGTGCCGAGCTCATGGGGTCGGCCCTCATTCACGGCACGAGCGGTGCGGCCCCCAGCACGAACGTGCTGGCCGGTCGCTACCAGGTCGTGTCGAGTGCCTACCTCTCCTCCGCGACCACGTGGTGGCTGGTGGCCAACCCGGGCGATCTCAACGCGATGGAGGTGCTGTTCTTGAACGGCAACCGCAACCCGGTGGTCGAGCAGGCGGAGGCCGACTTCGACACGCTCTCCATCCAGGTCAGGGGGTACTTCGATTTCGGCGTCGCCAAGGGCGAGCCGAAGTCGTGCTACCGGATGGCCACGGCCTGACGCCTGACGACGCAAATCGTGCCCGGGGCCGGGGGCCAAAACCCGGCCCCGGGATGACGAAAATCACGTTTTTTCCATATTCCAGAAAGCGAGAAGAACATGGCGACGTTCGTTCAGAAGGGCGAGGCGATCGACTACACCCCATCGGCTGCGGCCGTGGCCGGGACCGTGGTCGTGATGGGCAGCGTGGGCATCGGTGTGGTGCCGGTCGGCCTCGCGGCCAACGAGAAGGGCAGCCTGGTCGTCGATGGTGTGGTGCGTCACGCCAAGGCGACGGGGGCTGTCACGGCCTACGCCAAGGTCTACTGGGACGCCACCAACAGCGTGTTCACGACGACCTCGACGAGCAACACCCTCGCGGGCTACGCGGTGGCCGCTGCCGGCTCGGGTGATGCGACCGTCGATGTCAAGCTGATGAAGTCCTAGTCGGCTTCGCGCGCAAGGGGCCTGGGGGGTCGGGCAGCGGTCGACGCAGCCCGCCCCCGGCCCCCGGTGGGCCTGGAGGTTCTCGTGCAGGACGTGATCGCCAACGCCGAAGCATGGTTCGAGGGGCAGCGGCGGAAGCACCTGTCGGTGAATGTCGAGTACCGGCCGACCGTTGGGCTGCCGCGCGTCTGCCGGGCCACGCTGGTTGTCGGGCGATGGGAAGCAGTCGACAAGGCCGGAAGCATCGTTCGGATCGAAACTCGCGACTTTCTGATCCACAGCGACGACCTGCGGCAGGATCCGGCACGCGGGGATCGCGTGGCGGTGACGGAAGACGGAGTCGAAAAGCTCTACGAAGTGGCGGTCCCGGACGGATCGCGAAACGCATGGCGATGGTCTGATCGCTCAGAGACGATTCGCAGGATTCACACGATGGCTGTGTCCGGCTCGACCGCCGTGCCCAACGCGACCCTGCTCGTGCGAGCAGTGGGCGTGTCCGTCGCTTCCGCGATCACCGATCAGCAGATCGCCTCGCAGCTGTCGCTCGACCTGGGAACCAGCAGGGCAGTGTCGAAGACGCTGTCGCCGGCCTCGGCCTACGTCTATGTGGTGATGCCCGTGAGCATGGGCGAGCCGATCATTTCCGTGAACGGTCTCCCGTCGACCGCCTGGGAAATCACGACTCGCTCGATCACGTTCTCCGGGCAGTCTGCCCGGCCCTACAACGTCTACCGGTCTACCTACGCCGTCACCGGCACGCTGCAGCTCGAGGTGGCGTGATGGCGACGATCAAGGGCACAAACGTCCTCGCCCCCGTCGTGCCGTTTCACACGGCCGACGTGCACCCGTCGCACGAGGCACGCTACGGGAAGGGCGGCTACCGCACGGTGGCCACGACTACGGAGCGGGACGCGATCCCGGCCCCTCGCCGCGAGGCCGGGATGCTGGTGTTCGTGACGGCGTCCGGCGGATCGCTCTGGCAGTTGTCCGGCGATTTGACGACCTGGACGGCGTTTGCATCTGGAGGTGGCGTCGCTGGGCCGGCTGGCCCGCAGGGTCCTCCTGGCCAGGCGGGTGCCAAGGGCGATCCTGGCGATCCGGCCACCAACCTTGTGGCCAGCGTGGCCGGTCGCACCGGCGCGGTGACGCTGGGCAAAAGCGACGTGGGCCTGGGCAACGTCGACAACACGAGCGACGCCAGCAAGCCCGTGTCCGTGGCAACGCAGACTGCTCTGGATGGCAAGGCGGCGGCCAGCCACACCCACGCGATCGCCAATGTGACGGGCCTCCAGACTGCCTTGGATGGAAAGCAGGCTTCGGGCAGCTACGCCTCCGCAACGCACGGTCACTCAATCTCTGACGTGACGGGACTCCAGACCGCTCTCGACGGCAAGCAGGCCAGCGGCTCCTATGCGGCTTCGGTGCATACGCACGGGATCTCCGATGTCACCGGACTGCAAACGGCCCTCGACGGCAAGCAGGCGGCAGGGAGCTACGCCGCAGCCACTCACAACCATACGATCGGCGATGTGACCGGCTTGCAGACGGCTCTCGACGGCAAGGCTGCGACAAGTCACACCCACGCGGCCAGCGACATTACGAGCGGCACGATTGCCACGGCGAGGCTCGGCAGCGGCTCGGCATCTGCTTCGACCTACCTGCGTGGCGATCAAACATGGGCCGCTGTAGGCGCGGGCGGCACGAAAACCCTCGCCGTCTTCACTCCGCGCAACAACCAGCCGCCACCGACGAATTTCGCCACGTTAGACACCCGCAACTCCATCGCCGTCCTCGACTACGATGACAGCACAAAAGAGTCGGCGTTGTTCCCGGCGATCATCCCGGAGGGTGCTTCGCTCGGCAGTGGCCTCGTCGTTCGCATCGTCTGGATGGCAACGTCGGCGACCTCGAATGCCTGCCGCTGGGAGGTGTCACTCGAGCGAGGCAACACCGACCTAGACTCTGACTCATTCGACACGGTGAGCACCTCGGCCACGACAACGAACGGCACAAGTGGCATCGTCAGCGTTACCGAAATCACGCTCACGACGATCGACAGTGTGGCGGCGGGCGAACTGTATCGGCTGCGAGTGGCACGCGACGCGGCGAACGCGGCAGACACCATGACCGGCGACGCGGAACTGGTCGCCGTCGAAGTGCGGAGCGCGGCGTAATGGCCTACCTGCTCAACGGCTCAACGCAGTACCTGTCCACGGCATCGTCACCGGCCAGCGGATCGCCGATGACGATCGCGGCGTGGATGCGCATGACGGCGGCCTCGTCAACGTCCCGTGCCGTGGCAGTGGGCGTCAACGGCGGGACGCATCGAAATCAGATAAGCATCTCGACAACGTTTCAGCAGATTCAGGCCGTGTCGGTTGGGCCAAGCGCGACGGGATCATCAATCTTCCAGGGCAACGAAATTGTGGTCGCTAACGCACTGGTTCACGGCTGCGCAGTATTCGAGTCGCAATCCAGCAGGCTCGCCTATATGAACGGAAGCGCCGGCACGCAAAACACCACAAACGTCGGCAGCCAAAACACGGCTGACACAATTACGGTCGGCGCGGGCTGGGCGACCACGATTGGCACCTACCACACAGGCGACATTGCCGAGGTGGGCATCTGGAGTGTTGCCCTGACCGCCGCCGAGATTGCCAGCCTCGCCAAAGGCTTCGCCTGCGACCGCGTGCGTCCACAGTCGCTCGTTTTTTACGCTCCCTTGATCCGCGATCTCGTTGACCTACGCGGCGGCAGGGCCATCACGAACAACAACACGGCCACCGTATCGACTCACCCGAGGGTCTACGCATGACGCTCTACTACCGCCTGAACGATCCGGCTGACGTGCGAGACCTGGGCGAGCAGATCGCCGCCTGGGAGGCAGCCGGGAATCCCAAGGCGGCAGCGTGGACAGCACAGCCGCCACGGCCCACGCCCGATGCCCAGTGGCATGGCGGGCAATGGGTGACGCCGACGCCCGCCGTGCCTGAGAGCGTGTCGGCTCGACAGATACGCCTGTGGCTCGTCTCGCACGGCGTGAGCCTCGCTGCCGTCGACGCGGCAATCGACGCGATCCCTGACGCTACGCAGCGAGAGCTAGTGCGTGTCGAATGGGAATACGCCCCCTACGTCGAACGCTCGCATCCGATGCTAGTTCCTCTGGCGTCGGCGCTGGGGCTGACGGTCACGCAGGTAGACGCGGCGTTTATCGAGGCTGCGGCGTTGTGACGCTACACACAGAGGACCGCCCCCATGCCAACCGACCCACACCTCTCACGCAAGATCGGCACCGGCCTGGCCGAAGCGATCTCCGACTACACCTGGACCACGGCACTGCCGGACATCACGGCGGTCTACCGCCGGACGCCGGACTACCAGCTCGAGGACCTCGGCACCTTGAAGGTGTCGGTCGTGCCCGGGCCGATCGGCGTCAATCAGAACGACCAGGGGCAGCCGCGAGGGGCCGACTTTTTTGGCATTGGCGTCGGCATCGTGATTGCCAAGCGCGTGGGCAGCGAACAGGAAATTGCGGACCTTGAAGATTTGAACATGGCCATCGTCGACGCCATTCGTTCGTACCGCATCACGCTTGCCGAATTTCCAGACGCCGATTGGACGGATATTTCGATACCCATGCCATATGACCGTGAAGCGTTGACCGAGAGAAACGTGTTTCTCTCACAAATCGAAGTGGTGTGGTTGGTGCCGCAGGACAAGTTGGCCCCCCCCGCCCCGTGAGGCCGCCATGCTGTTCGTGAGACGACCCCCGGCCCTGTTCCCTGGCCTGTCGCTCCGCGTGCCGCGGATACCGACGACCATCTCGACGCGGTTTTTCTTCGATCGCACCGAAGTCAAAAACGCCCTCTCGGCGATGGAATACAAAGCCCTGACGCGGGCCTCGCTCCTGGTTCGCCGCGCCGCGCAAAAGTCGATCATCAAGGTGGGTGCCGCCCGCCCGAAGCTGAAGATAATGCGGGACAACCCGGGCGTCGGCCTAAATGCCCTGCTCAAGACGCCTGGAATGAGGAAAAGCGTCCGCACCGCACTGGAAACGCGGATCATGGAAATGAAGTATCCGCCGGCCAGCCCACCAGGTACGCCGCCCTACACGCACGTGCCTTCCGGCCACATGCTCGGATTCCGTCGCAATCTCTACAACGCCTACGATCCCAGCTCGAGGTCAGGCGTCGTCGGCCCGAGCAAAAAGGGAAAGGATTGGGGCATTCCTCATCTGCACGAGTTTGGCGGCAAAAAGACGCTGACGGCCTGGGCGTGGGTGCCAAAATACACGCCAGCCCGCCAAGTCATTGTGCGGTGGACGAGCCAGTACGAAACACCAGGCGGCGGTCGCTGGCTGCCTGCCGGCGTGACGAAGACCGTCAACTATCCCGCGAGGCCATTCATGCTGCCGGCGCTACAGAAATCTCGACCGCAGCTGGCCAAGATGTTTGAGGGTCAATTCTCCGCCGGCCGCGCGGCACGATCGATGTAGTTCTCTGCTATACTGACGTATAGGTGCCAAGGGGCATCGCAACGTCGCCCACGAGAGCACACATGCCCAACTACACGCTCGGCAAATCGTACACGGTGAGTGGCCTGGCTGGCGTCACTGATCTGACGGTGACGTTCGAGGGCGAGCGAATCGATGTGACGACGCGGAAAGTGGCGAAGCCTATCAAGCTCACTGCGGCCGGGTTCCCCGACATGACGTTTGAGTGCACGGTGCTCGCGACTGCAACCACCACATTCTCGATCGGCAAGATCTATGCGGTCACGCTCGCAGGCGTGGCGTTTGCTGACATGATCTGCATGAGCGCTAACCGAGAAGAGCCGCAGGTCGGCGTCATCAACTACAAACTCACGCTCAAGCCCGGCCTCGAGTCTGACGCCGCGGACCAGATTGCAGTTGGCCCTGGCACTTACCGCACCACCACCTAGCGAGCACGTAGATGCCCACGACTTCCTACAAACTTGGCCGAAATGCCGTCGCTACTTTGCCTGGCGTAACCAACGACGACATTAAGGACGTGACGATCAACGTCAGCGCCGAGCAGCTCGACGTGACCACGTTCAAGGCGACCGCGCTCACGGCCGCGGAGTATATGTGCGGCCTCACCGATGTCACGGTGGAGGTGATGTGCACGAAGCACACCGCCGAAGTGGGCGATGCGGGCACGCAATCCATTGCCGGCCTGCCAGCCACTCTTGAAGCGACGGTCGTCTCGGTCCAAGAGCGCGTCACGCCTCGCGGCTTGGTGGAGTACACGATCAGCTACGCGCTCACAGAAACCACCTGACGCACGAGAGGTGCGTCAATGCCCACGAGCACAGTCAAGCTCGGACACAACTGCAAATTGTTCATCGACGGCGCGGCCGTCGAGGGTACTCGTGACGTTGAAATCGAAATCGAGACTCGGCAGTTTGATGTCACTGCCTGGAATCACCTGTGGGTGTCAACGCTGCCTGTGGCAATGGATGTCACGTTGCGGGCGGTCATTTATTACCAAAGCGACTTTGCAACCATCTGGGACAAGTTCAATCGCTATCCGCCCAAGCCCGTTCGAATCAATTTGCAAAGCGTGATCACGGGCAACTTTCTGCCTGTGCAGTGTCAGATAAGGAATCCGCTTGCGGCAGTGTTGTCTTACGACGTGACGTTCAAGCTCTGGAACTACTCATGACCGCATTCAGAACGACCGATGGCACGGAGTGGCAGGTGGCCGTGAATGTTGCCACCGTCAAGCGAGTCAAAGAGCTGACGAACGTCAACATCTTGGGGCTGGTGGGCGACCAAAAGGCCGTCGCCGATCTGTTCTCGGACGACGTGAAATTGTGCGAGGTGTTGTGCGCAGTGATTCGCCCGCAGCTGGCGGCTGCCAACAAGACCGACGACGATTTTTTCAGCTTGATCGACGGCCAGGTGATCGAGCACGCCGCGGAGGCGCTACTGCGTGAAATCGTAAATTTTTTCCAAGAGCCGAGGAGAACGCTCCTCAAGAAGGCGATGGAGAAGTACCAGACGGCGTACAGAAAGGTGCGAGACGAAGGCGCCGCGGCCGCCGAAAGAGCGATGAACGAGATGGACTTCGAGACGAGCCTGCGGCAGACCCTTACGAGCTCTGCTTCGAGCTCGCCGGCCTCTGTGGCGTAGACCCGTGGGGCTACACGCTCCGCGAGCTGGATTGGATGGCCTACGGACACTGCTACGACCGCTGGAATCATACGGCCTCCATCATGGCACTGCTCGCCGCAATTCATTCGGACCCGAAGAGCGGCCACGCTCCGAGCGCTGCGGACTACCATCCGTTCATGGAGCCGCCGCCGCTGCCTGTGGCCAGCCCGGAGTTTGTGCGGTCGCTCTTTGCAGGCCGTAATGCGAAGGGGGGCGGCTAATGGCTGGTGCTGGTGGAATTCGTGCGGGTGGTGCCTACGTCGAGATTTTCGCAAAGGACGGGGCATTTCAGCAGGCCATGTCCCGCGTGCAGTCGAAGATGCAGGCCGTCGCTCAATCGCTGCAGCGATTTGGCACAGGAATGTCGCTCGGCGGTGCGGCCCTTGGGGCTCCGCTCGTGCTGGCGGCCAAGCAGGCGGCCGGGTTTGAGGATGCACTGCTCGGCATGAAGGGGGCGGCTGGCCTTGCGGCAGAAGACGTATTGCAGCTGGCCAACACGGCCAAAAAGATCGGTGCCGCCACCGGGATGTCGCCGACAACTTTAGCGCAGGCGTTCCTCGAGCTCACCAAGGCCGGCATGAGTGTCGACGAGGTGCTATCCGGTGCCGGAAAGTCTGCTGCGGAGTTTGCGAAGGTGGGTGCGGTGGACGCCGAGCAGGCCGCCGTCTTTATGAAGGCCGCCATGAACGTGTTCGGCGTGTCGGCTCAAGAGACTGTCGACACGCTCTCTGCCGCGGCCGACTCAAGCGAAACGTCTATTTCGGCGATGGTGGAATCATTCAGCCAGGTGGGTTCAGCCGGTAAGGCATTCAATCAATCGCTATTCGGAATCTCCCAGGCCATGGTGGCGCTCGCAAAAAGCAACATCATGGGCGAGGAAGCCGGAACCGCCATCAAGACGATGCTCACCAAGCTCGTGGCCCCGACCGACGATGCCCAGGAAGCATTGGCTGTGCTCGGGCTCAGTATGGCCGACTTCCGCGACGAGGCCGGCAAGATGCTGCCGATGCAGCAAGTAGCTGGAGTGTTCGAGCGTGCCCTTGGAAAGATGGGCGGCAACGCGGAAGAACTGATGATGAGCCAGCAGGCGCTCGTCGATGTCTTTGAGCAACGCGGCATCAAGGTGATTACCGCCTTCGCAAACATCGGCGAAGAAGGGTTTGCCAAGATCGCAAAAGAAATGCAGACGGCCCTGCCTGTGTCGCAAAAGTTTGCGATCACGATGGAGGGCATTTCGGGGCAATTCAATCGACTGAAAACTGGCGTCGAACTCGTTTCCATTGCCTTTGGGGAGGCAATTTCTGGAGGCTTGAAAACTGCCACCACTGCGTTGCTCGACATGATGCAGTTTGTCGCGCGACTGATTGAACAATTCCCAGAGCTGGCCGTTGCCGTTTCTGCCGTCGCCGCTGCGATGGTCCTGTTAGGGACCGCAGCGATCGCGGCCTCTTTGGCCGTGAAAGGATTGGCAGCCGCCGGTGCCATACTTGCGGCTCTGGCAACGCCGGCCGGCGGCATCGCCCTGGTCGTTGTCGCCCTCGCCGGCCTGGCGGCCTACATGACCGGAGCGTTCACCGATCTTGAGGATTGGGCCATGCGGCTGAAGTCCGTTTGGGCCAAACTGGGGATCTACATTCAAGCCGCCTTCAATCAGAACTTTTTCGCCAACGGCCTCGAGGCGGCGCTGCAAAAAGTCGACGACGACTTTGCGAAATGGGAAGCCGGCCGGAAGGCCAAAAAAGACGCAAAGCCGGACGCAGCGAAGCAGGCAATCAATCCAGACCAGAACCGCGATCCTATGGTCGGCAATCCGCTAGAGCGTAAACGGTTTGCCGACGAGCTGGCCGCGGAAGATTCTCAAATGGAGCAGGACGCCCAAAAGGCGATCACCGCCCAGACGGATGCCTACTTCAAGGCCACCGAGAAAGCCAAGGAGTTTGGCGATGCAGGCGCGGAGGCGTCGCAAAAGTATTTCGATGGCCTGGCTCGGCTCCAGGAGCAGCTCAAGGGCGGGATCCTCAATACGACCAGCTACGGCAACGCCGCCGATGCTTTGGGCAACAACTTTGCCGCAGAGCTCGATGAGCTGGGTCGAAGCAAGGAGTCAGGCAGCGGAATCGGCCAGACGCTCGGATCGTTCGGCGTGGGCGGCAGTGCGGGCGGGATCGGCATTGGGCCAGAGCTCAACCCGCTCGTGAACGTGAACAAGCAGACGGCAGCAAACACCGCGGCCACCGTCCAGGTTCTACAGCGGCTCGCCGACGAAGGCCGCGCGCTGGCTGGAGGCGACAAGGATGCTGCCGCTCGCCTGAGACAATCCCTGACGGCCGACGTGGCAGAAATGCAGAAGCGGGCTACGGCCCCGGCCCTTGATTTTGCCGCGGCCGGCAAAATGCC